GATCTTATTCACGTTACCTAGGTTCAGTGTGAATTCCAGGGCATCGTCGTCATTGGTCCCAGAGGTGTGGTCTTCGTACCTGGAGACACCATTAGCGTCTGGAGCCCGGGAACTATCAATCTTATCAGGGGTCGCCTTGGCTCCGCCATAGATCAGACGTGATTCATAGAAGGTAACCGCTGCCGGCAGGAGATCCGCCAGAGAAGCAAAGCCCACGGAGCCATAGGCCGTGAAACCTGTGGAGTCAATATTGTTGCCGTCCAAGTCAGTCAGTTCAAAGGTCCCTGCGGCCTTATTAGCTACAAGGAACGCCGTGCTATTGACCTCTGTCATCCCCACCACTTCCTCGATGATGATAGTATCGCCGTTATTAAATGTGTGGGCGGCGATTGATACCACCGCTGGATTGGCTTGGGTGATGTTGGTAATGACCTGTTCGTCTAAAAAGGGGTCATTTGTCCGATCAAATCGGTTGAGAGTCCAGGCGTCATGATCCGTTCTGGTGAGCTTGCGGGGCTCATAGAGCGGATGGACGATATACATGAGGTCAGAGTTCTGGTCCTGCTTGATCTGGAAAAGATCATTGTCCTCTGTATACGGGGTGTCAATCTCAAAGATCTTAGCCACGGTCCCGGCGGAGGTGTAGGTCGTAAATGCTGTGGTGTCCACATTATTGTTATCTTGGTCCTTGAGCTGGAAGGTCGTGGCCGTGGTTGTGCCCACCAGGAAGGTGAGATCGTTCACCTCGAGCATCCCTACCACTCCGGAGATGAACACCTCGTCGCCTGTTGTGAACCCGTGGGCCGCCGAGGTAGTCACCACCCCGGGGTTGTCTTTGGTGATGGCGGTGATGGTGAAGGACGGGGATTCGGTAATAAAGCCATTGTTCCGGTAGAACCTCAGCTTCTTGTCCGTGAACTCCAGCTGGTATGCCTGCTCGTCGTTGAAGTTGAACTCCTCAATATTGGCGATCTTGTTCAGCCGGGTGTGGTTCACAAAATTAGTCGGGGGGCGGAAGTCCGCCTCTCCAGGAGCCGTGACGAGAAAGTTCTCAATACGCCGGCCCCCGTTGCGGTAGGTCTCCAGACCATACCGGGCATACATACTAGGAGAGAGTTCTCCCTCAGCAAAGTTTTGCAGGGTGATCTCTTGTTTAGGCATTAGAAGAACCTAGTGAATTTACTGGCTACCCGGCCGCTGGTTCTGCGGGCAGTCAACCACCGGCTCCTTTCTATGCGAATCGGAGGTCTTTCCTGGCCATCGGTGGCCCGCGCTTCGTGCTGAATATCTTTTCTCTGTGCCTTAAGTTCCCTCTGCCTTGCTTCTGAACTAGAGAAGTTGGGGGCAATTTTGATCGCCAGATTTATGACGAAGAGATCTATGAACAGTGGGTCCATTTGGACCACGTTGGTGAAATCAGTCAGGTATCTCAGTTTGATTGAAGACGTGTCCTCGCCGTTGAGCAGGATCTGGCGGCCCTCGATCTGATAATCCTCGAAGGAATCGATCTCGTCCAGCTTGATCCGTATCCCCAGGTCATCGTGTCGTGACAGATAGCGCAACCAGTCCGGGGGGAGATCGTAGGCGTGGGTGAAACCAAACAGCGGAGCAGTCCCCGTAGGGGTGATTGTGGTACGCCTGACAGCAAAGTTCCAGGGGTGGGCCCGGAGAGTAGCCCGCCTCACCTGCTGGTAGAACTGGGCGCAGATCTTTTCTGCTTTGGATTTTGGAGGGTCGATCTGAGCGATCAGATCCTGCTTGAGCTGAATCAGGGCCAGATTGCAAATATCCACCTCGGCATCGGGGGCATCTAAACTCATTTGCGGTCCCTTTCTAAAAAGAGGGGCGGTGGGGCTCGAAGCACCACCGCCCTCTAAGTTTAACCTTTACAAGAACTAACTTACCCTTGGACAAACCACATGATGAGGGTGATAGTTCCAGCCGCGCTACCTATGGTGTTGGCAGTAACTGCGATGTCATATCCAATTTTCTTATCGGAGATGGTATCGCCAGCCAGTTCATAGATACGCTTTTGAGCATCTGACAGATTGACAGCGCCCAGAGCATCCACTGGGGATCCTCTGGCATTGCCCGCATTGATATCCGTGGTTCCGAGGAACACATCAATATCAATGGCGGCGCCTAAGACACCGTCCACGGTGGGCTCGTAGAGACCCACTTCATAGTCGGTCGCTCCAGCAATCGCATCGTTGTAAAGCTCGAACTTAACCGGAATCAAGTCCGAATTTACAATTTTGGCAACGCGAAAAACAGAAGCATCGTCGTCAGCAGCCGCAACCTCGAAGGTTGAAACAATACACACCAGCTTTGCGCCTTCAGAGAAAGCAGCGGAAGTGAGCTTGTCAGCCGCAGTAAGAGCATCAACATATTTGTTTTGTACAGCCATTTTCCTATATCCTTTCTCTTAAGAAGTCGTCTGAACTTTTTGAACCAAAACACCCTCGGTACGAACCGCGCCCAATTCCCCGATGATCTGCACTTGCGTGGTCTCAACGAAGTCGGGGCGCTTGTCGATGGAAATCTTCATTTCCTTGGAGAGCCCATAAGCCAATCCCCGGCCAGTCAACGCGATATTATCGCGAGTACCGGAAGTCACCTTCAGGATTGGGTTCGGCACATCAGCACCATAGGTGATGAAATTGAGACCCACACCCTGGGTCAACATGCCTTTGTCGACAGCGAACTGTCGGGAGAAGTCACCGCTGATCAATTCGAGTTCTTGCATCAACGCTTCCTCTTCAGTACCAGTCATCAGGAACAGTTTTTGTTCTGGAATGTCGGTGCCGACGTCTTCGTTAATGAAGTTCTTGTTAATCTCGAGCAATTTCTCGTAGGTCAGGCCAGCCGTGGCGTTGACCGTTTTACCACCATCATTGGCGAAAGTCACAGTGGTATCAAACTCGCGACCAGTGGCGACATCGGCAAAAGCCGCATCCACACCTACGCGATCAAACTGACGCTCCATAGCGCGGATAGAGGCTTTCGCATATTCGCCCTGGGGATCAATCAGCATACCTCGGACGTCTGAAGCATCCACCGGCAGCGTAACCACAAACCGGCGACGCCGAATCCGACGTCTCAAATGCTCAATATCGTCAAAGGTAGTTGGAACAATCCGACCATTCACCTCACGAGCTTCGACAATATCCAGACCATCATAGGCGAATCGGTCGCCAATCATGGGCATAATACGGACGAAGGGACGCAACCGGGCGCGGATTTGCTGCGCCTGGAGATGAAGATTGGCCGAGAATTGAGTGATCAGATTTCGATCTTGTGTATTCGTAGCCATAATCAATTACCCTTTCTTGAAAAAATTTACAGAAACCAAAAAACCTTTTCGGTAACGTAAACCATTCAAGATGGGCGTCAGCCTAACCTTTTTACACCATGTTGGGTGGGTGGCTTGCCACCAGCAGACGGGCTTAACTAAAAAAGCGAACTTGAAAAATTAGTCAAGTGAACCGTCACCCATATAATGAGCCAAAAATCCTATTTACGCAAGCCTTTAATTCCCAAAGTAGGCATTGACCTTCTCCACAGTATTCTTGTGGTCTGGATGCTGCCAGTCTTTATACGCGTCAGACGCCATTAATGCCGTACCTTTAGCAATTTTATCGGCCTGATTCAGCCCAAGTTCAACCTCGTCAAAGTCATCAGGCAGCTTGTCCTCCCCAACATATTCCTTGTGCATGGCAAAAATCACTGAAGACAACCGGAGCAAATCCCTGTTGGAAAGGTCGTCTACGCCGTCCTTTAGCGAATCTGGGGTCAATTTGTCGATATAGCCCTTGGTGATTTTGAGGGCAAGTTCCTCATTTTCCCCGTAAACCTCCTTGGCCAGCTTGTCGAACTCCTCATCACTCTTCTGTGCGTTTACACCCATTTCTGCCTGAAGCCCAGTTACCAGCTCATTGAAGCCTGTTTCCATGGCTTTGGCCTGTCGAGTCGAAAGTCCGGACTTATGGAAGAGATCCTTGACCTGACCCTCCCATTTCTCATTGACTTCCTGGCCCTCGATGCGGGTTATCTCATATCCCTCCGGAGCCTCTGGCACCCCCAGGGCTTTATTGAAGGACGCCTTTTCCTCGTCGGAGGCAGTTTCCCAATCGGGCACCCCACCAGCGCGACGGCTCAGGGCGATCTTCTGATCGTCAAACATCTTGAAAAACGCGGGGACATCCTTGATCTCACCAACCCAGCCTTTCTCAGCATAGTCCTTGGGGACCAGGGTTTTGAACTCAGGGAATTCCTGAGCTTCCGGAGTGTTTGTATTAGGAATGGTCACAGTCTCGCCCATATCACCCACACTCAAATTATCGTCTTCTGGTGGCATAAATACCTTTCTTAGGAGAACAGATCCTCGTCAATTTCCAAACCTTGATTTTCAACCGCAGCGAGCGTTTCGCTGTTTACATAATTTCTAATGCCCAAATAGAGCGTCCGGCGCATGGTGTTGTAGAGAGTGCTCTTCTCACAAATCTCGCCCGTCTGTTTATTTATCACGACCTCCGAGGTCTGATAGCAACAATTCTGCATAATGTCTCGCAAGACCATCTTTCCTTCAGGAGAAGAAAAAGTAATATTGTACGCCTTCTTAAGTTCCCCTCTTTTTTCCTCGGCCTCCTGCTCCTGTATTTCCCTTGCTTCTTTTTGTTTTGGTGTCTCAATTAACTTACGAACTTTTGATTCCATAAATTATCCTTAGGCTGTTTGTTGTGTGGTTGGGATGAGACCAGACTGGCCAGCATTTCGCATGGCCTCGGCTCCAGCCAGCAAGCGCTCTTGTTCCTGCTGGGCCTCCAATACCTTCTGCCGGTCGTCGCGGATTTTCTTGATGTCCGTCTTGGCCCGGAGGATCTCACTTGGGGCACCGATCCTATTTGAGAAGATTTTATTCATCTCATCGAGGTCGTAGTTATCTAGCACCGCAGGATCCAGTGCAGAGGATGCGGTCATGAACTCCAGAGTACGCAGCAGGGACTCTGTTTCCTCTGCTTGCATAATACGCATTGCTGGCGTGAAGTATTCAATGTCATAAACGTCCTCGCCGTCAATCATCATCTGAACCACGTCGTCGGGAATGAAAAGATCGGGTTTGAAATCGACGTCAAGGTCGAACCCAAGATCAACATCAGAATCTCTTGGAACACCTAGGTGGCCCTGGGCGAAAGTGACATTGAAAGTTCTCACCATTGTCGGAGAGACCACTTCTGAAATCTGGCGGGTGTAGACGGTGTTGAGTGTGGCGTTACGCATCCGGTCGCGAGCCACCACCTCTGTGGCAGTCATCTCAGACTCGTTGTTGAAATCAAGCAGGCGGTCCACCATGAACTGATCACCAATGTCCTTGCGTTGTTCCTCGCGTGAGCGCAGGGCCTGATCGAACCTCTCCACCGTAAAGAGCGGGAAGATGGGGTTTGCTTCCCCAGCACGTCCGGTCATTTTAAACACATTCAGCGCCCCGGCTGAGGTGTCAATCTCCCCATTACCAAGCGTTCCGTCGTCGATCACCCCCAGCGGAGGATCCAAACTTTTTTCAGTGGCCACGGTGATGGCCTCTTCAGACACGTTGACTTGCATGGCTGGCGGCAGAGCATCCATGCCTGGAGAGCGGCCATATTTTTCTTTAAAGATCTTCCAGAAACGTCCCACCTTGATGGGCATCTCCTCAAAGCCACTTTCCCTGAGCATGTGCTTCTGGTCAATCTCAAGATGCACAGACTGCCAGGGCATGTTCCTGTTGCCCAAGGCTTGGAGAGTGGGGGAGATCCTTGGCTCGATAGCAATAAGAACTTTGATTTTGTTGTCTAACTTTCCATCGTTAAACATCTCGCGGGTCTTGGCACTGACTTTGTTTATACCGTATTGCTTGACCAGACGCTGGACATTTAATTCTATGTCCAGGTAAACGGTGTCAACTTTCCCGTCGCGGCCTTCGTCGATGGCCATGTGCTTGACGCCCCAAGGACGGTAGAGAACCTTGGTCTTCTCGTTGCGCTCGATCTCTATCCCAGCAGTGCCAAAAATAATTTCGTCATACATATATTCGTTGAATGCCGTATCGAATCCAGAAGCTGGATCATCCATGATTCTAAGAATTCTACGCGTGATTTCCTCGTAATACTCTTTGTGTTCCTTGGTCTCCTTCAGCTTCCGGGGCGGATTAAACTTCAGCCGGTTCTTGGTCGCGGGCCAGAGGGACCAGGCGATAGAGGAACTTGAGATC